TCAGATGAGTTGCATGCCCAGTTGTGCGCATTCTTTTCTCATCTCTTCGGGCCAGATGCTGGCTTGAATTTCTCCAATATGTGCTTTTTGCAGATAGAGCATACATAAACGTGATTGTCCGATACCTCCTCCGATACAGAGGGGCAGTGTGCCTTCCAACAGGCGTTTATGGAAATAGAGTTCTTTACGTTTTTCCTGTCCGCTCAGGGTTAGTTGACGAAGCAATGCTTCCTTGTCTACACGAATACCCATTGAAGAAAGTTCTACCGAACGGTCGAGTACTTTGTCCCATACCAATAGGTCACCGTTCAATCCCGGCAAATTATTTTCGGGGTTGACTGTAGAATAGTCATCATAGTCCGGTGCACGGAGATCGTGTTCTTTTCCATCGCTTAACCGGCATCCGATACCAATAATAAATACTGCTCCGTATTTTTGTGCAATAGCATGTTCACGCTCCTTTGGAGTCTTGTCCGGATATATCTGAAGCAATTCTTCCGAATGGATAAAATGGATGTTGTGAGGAAGGAAAGGCTTGATTTGCGGATACATTTCACATACCATATATTCAGTGCGGCGCATGGCTGCATAAATACGGGTGACAATTTCTTTCAGGAAATTGACATTGCGTTGTTCTTTGGTAATCACTCGTTCCCAGTCCCACTGGTCGACATAGAGTGAATGTAAGTTGCCCAGTTCTTCGTCTGCACGGATGGCATTCATATCGGTATAAATTCCGTATCCGGGTTCGATATTATATTCCGCTAAGGTCAGTCTTTTCCATTTGGCAAGTGAGTGAACAACTTCCGCTTGTGCATCTCCTAAGTCTTTGATAGGAAAGGAAACAGGACGTTCGGTTCCGCTTAAGTCATCATTGATACCCATTCCTTTTAAAACGAATAGTGGTGCTGTCACACGGCGAAGGCGCAATTCAGATGATAAGTTCTGCTGGAAGAACTCTTTTATTTGCTTGATACCCAACTCTGTTTGCTTTAAATCCAGCAAAGGTTTATAGTTGGCAGGTTTAATAAGGTAACTCATTATATATCATTCTAATTATTTTAATAGTTCGCAAATATAGGTATTATTTGTGATAATGCTACTATTTTCGTTGAAAATATAGTCAAATTGTTTGTTTTAAGCTTATTTTATAGAGCAAAATATTATTTTGTTTCATAAAGTGAGCTTTTTATTAGGAGAAAGAAAATATATTTTGTACTTTTGCGCGTTCATTAAAACAACGCACCCGTAGTTCAATGGATAGAATACCGGATTCCGGTTCCGACGATATGAGTTCGATTCTCATCGGGTGTACAATTGATATTGAATATCAACTATTTAACCGATATGGGGACTAAAATAGGGACTAACGATTAAAGAGAGTCATAGCTTCCTGTTTTACTTTGTCTGCTATGTCAATATAGGGTTTCATGGACTTGTAATCTCTGTGGCCTGTCCATTTCATCACAATATTAGGTGCGATGCCTAGCATGAGCGCATTGCATATAAAGGTTTTCCTTCCGCAATGTGTGCCGATTAATTCGTGTTTGGGATGTATCTCATCTATTCTTTCCGAACCCTTGTAATAGGTTATACACACCGGCTCATTGACTTCGCAGACTGCACATACTTCTTTTATATACTTGTTCATCCGTTGGTTGACAGGGACAGGAAGCGCGTAGATACCCTTTATATCCTTGTATTTGTCCAATATGGTTTTAGAGTACTTATTAAGCTCTATCTTTAGCGGCTCGTCTGTCTTAATCGTTGTGGTGGTAATATACCCGTCGAAGACGTCAGCTTTCTTAAGATTCTTCACATCGGAATATCGCAGGGAGGTGAAGCACTGGAAACAGAATACGTCTTTTGCGACTTCAAGATGAGGCTCATCCGGGAATGATGAGTTGTACACTCTAATTAATTCGTCCCATTCGAGGTATATCACCTTTGATGGAATCGTCTTCAGTTTTTCCTTGAATGTCATAAATGCAAGTTCTTTATTGATTCCCTTGTCCGCTGCCCATCTGAGAAACCATTTGGTTAAATTGATATACTTCTTCGCGGTACGGTTCTTCATTCCGACTTCATCGTCTATCTCTACGTTCATCAAGTAGTCAACGAGCTGGGATAATCCTTCGTGTGTGAGGTCTGCAAAGGTAAGATTGGGGGCAAACTTCTTTAAATGGTTCATTGTGGTTTTGTGCCTCTTATATGTATTCTCGGACCAGCTATTTTCTTTACCCTGTTCCGTAATGAATTGCATATAGTAATCGAAGATGGTTTTTTCTTCTTTTTCTACGATTCTCCCGTTCCTTTTATTGACCTCATTCCGAAACTCATCTGTGGAGGGTATATGCTCGGTTTGCTCGAAAAAGAAGAAGGCGTCATTAATCAGCTCCTCGAATCGGTTTATCTCGGCATTGATGGTCGATGCCGGTACCTTTTTCTTCCCATGGGTAGTGTTTACCTTGCATCGCTGGGCTTCAGCTACCCACTTGTTGTTGTCTACTCGATAGCCAATGTTGAAGGCTACTGTGTTGCCGTTCCACTTAATCCTATATCGGAGTTTGGAATCGGGCTTGCCTTTCTCCTTGTCCAGGAGAAAGGTAGTTGTTCGTTTGATGTTCATATGCTATTCCATATTAAAAATAAAAAAATCAAAATATTCATCGGATCGTCTTATTTTTAGAGTCCATCTATTTTTTAATTCTTTATCAGGCTCAAGAATTATACTAGTATATAAGCCGGATTGTAATTCTATGCATGAGGTGTATACATAATTCCCTTTTTCATTTATATGGTAATCTTTAATTTTATAAGTAAAGGCTGTATAGCCTGATATTTCAATATTAATGATTTTGTTTTCGTATACATTTATAAAAGCAGTATTAGAAGGAAATTTATTGCTAGGGGTCTGAATCAAATTAGATATAACTTTTGATTCTAATATAGCATGCCGTCCTTGTATCAGTTGTGAAAACGATAAAGTAGGAATTATAACGAAGATTGATAATAATAGATATTTCATAGTGAATTTGTTATTTTTTAATTTTGATAAATTTAAGTAGGCAAGCTAGACATTTACCAGAAGATGCTGTAGTAATAACAGTATTAAGTTGTCTTCTTAGTTCTTTAATTTCTTTTTCTTGCTCTATTATAATGATAGCAAGTGATTTGGTATTAGTTTTCATTGTTTTTGATTAAATTTGCGATAATTCTTAATTAAAACAATGAAATGATATATATTGTTTGGGTTTTATGAACTATTCATTGTTGGTTGTTGTTTTATTGTTTATATTAGCGTATTAATTAGTATTATTATGGGAAAGTTTGAAAAGTTTCTAGATTCGTTTGGATATAAGGCTATAGTCATAGTATGTGCGACTGTGATAGTGGTAACACATATTATTAAGGTTGTGGTTGACATGAAAGGCATAGCATCAAGATTGGATGTAATTGAATATAAACTGGATAATGTCTTTGATAATAGGGGTGATAGCTGCTGCTATCCATCCAGCGATCGTCCATAATTGTTTTTCCTGTTTCATGGACTGTTTCTTCCGCTCTTCTTTTTGTTGGAGTGTTGTAAAACCTCCATATGATTTGAAAGTGTATCCTTTCTCTGTTAGCATGAACGCATGTCCTTCTTTACTGTTAGCCATTTTAACAAATCCTTCTTTCTCTAGATATTCAGCTAAGGTAGCGTTAATATGGTAGTCACCGGGTATAGAGGATATAGATATAGATTTATGCAATACTCCGAAGGATAGCACACGGTCAAGATCTACAGGACTATAAACAAGCTCATCGTGCACACTGTATCCTTTATTTATGCTGTTTTTTACACCATCTATAGCAGACACTATTTTAAAAACATCGTTACTCATTGCTATATAGCTTCTTTAAGTATGTCCTTATAATCTGATACCATTTTTTCTTTCTCTAAAAGTTGCGCATCTTTAATCATTACTTCTATTCTTAATTCTCTATTCTCTTGGTCAAGTTTTTTGTTATCATTCCGAATGTCTCTTAAAAGATTGGCTATTCGTTCACTGTCTTCGGACAATTCAATGATCTGATTCTTGAGATTTGCATTTTCTTCCACAAGTTCTTTCATCCTATTTATGGTATCATTATATATATGATAGAGTATTGATGCTTCGGGTGTATCTCCTACTGCGTTGATGAGTGCAGGTTGAGGCTCAACTATCTGCTCATGTTGAGGCTTAATCATATCACCTTTACCACGGAGAAGCCATTCAGATGATATGTCTTCAAATGAATTCAAAATAGATTGAACTATATCAAGGCTTAATTTTCTGTCTCCGGCTAATTGCTGATTGAGGGTGACTTGTTTTACACCTATTAATTCAGCAAACTCTCTGACTGACCTAGATTTAGCTCTTAAAACTTCTTTAACTCTATCTATCATAAGTTTACAATGCCTTATTTAAAACGTTTCTAAATATTCATTTTGAATAAAACTTTTAAGCCATTTTTATTGTTTTCTATTCAAATGAATATAACTTTGCATCCGTAACCAATCAACAAGCGGTTGCAAAAGGGTATAAAAATGGCTGTCACGGTATAAACCGTGATTTTGTTCGCACCAAAATTGTTCCAACGGCAAATATAGTGACTTCCATTTTAATATCCTAAAAATCAGATTAAAAAATAGACGATACGGTTTAGTGGTGTTTACCGTAAATTAGGACATAAATAAAGCTCTTGCTAAGTATCAGCCAAACACCAATTATGCTGAGAACAGCGAGGGCTTTTCTTTTTAAAGAAAATGGAAAAGAGATATGTATTGACATTGAAACAGCGTCCTGATGGAGCGTATGAGGTAAAATTGGATAATGGGCTTAATGCCATAATATCTGATAGAATCCCTCATGAATTTGTGGATATTTTTGAGAGTAGCGAGATAGGCCTTGTGCGATTTATGATAGATAGTTTTTATAGCGTGAATTTCAAAGAGATTTGTGTAAGTGAACTGAAAGAAAGTGAAGCGGTAAAAATTGCATCAGAAGAAAATTCTCAAAGAAGTAGTAATGATATTGAGTTGAGGAAGGAGATCGTTAAGATGTTGTCAGCCGGTGTTGCCGATTCAGACTTTATTTATCGCGTGGATTCTATCTATAACTGGATTAAGGAGGGTAAATTATGATACCAATTGAAAGACGGATAAGCGATGATACCAGGTTGATAGATTTAACCGTAGGGGATCTGAAGGAATTAATGGGTGCGTTGATTGTGAAGCAGGAAGATAATGAAGTAAAATCTTCGTCAAAGAATCTCGTATATGGGATAAAGGGTATATCCGAGCTCTTTAAGTGTTCTGCCAATACAGCCATGCGCCTTAAAAACGATGTGATAAGTAGGGCTGTATCTCAAGTGGGGAGAAAAATAGTTGTAGATGCGGATATGGCTTTAATGCTTTTCAACAAAGCCAAGTTATAAGGAGTTTGATTATGGCAGTAGGAAAGTTGGCGTTGGCCAGGGAGGAAGAGCAGGAAGCCCGCAAGTTGGTTTCCTCTCTGGAAGAAGAGTTGTCGAATGATATTGGGAATTTTTACGAAAAGGTAGCCAAATTGAATTGCGCTCGTATTGACCACGCAAGGAAGTTGGACTTACTGAGGAGAAAGGTAATGAAAGATAGAGGCAATGCTGATAGATTGCGGTTATGAAAAAGGTGACGAATATATCGATAAGTATCTGCTATGAAAGCGAGGCTGTTAAAGAAGGCTGTTCGCTTTTAAAGTCAGTAAGAAGATCGGTTCTTGTAAATGGGCTAAAAACCTATGAAGATGAGATGAGTTCTGATATGTTTGTTTCATGCCAGGATCCGATTAGGAAGCTGGAAGAGTTTTTGGTCGGAGTAGAAAGGGGCAAAATGGACGAAAAATTAAAAAGGCATATACGATTAAATCAAGATGATGAACAAGATAACGAAACAAATACTGTGGATAATAGCAGCCGTGATTCTGCTGGGTGTTGCCGGCAAGTGCGACCATGACGAACAGGTTATCTACAACATGCCTGACGATGTATATCAGGCATTGAAGAAAGAGTTAGGCAATCCCTCTGATGGTCAATTGGTGGATGAGTATATCAGGAACCGTGCCCATTGGGATAGTATAGGAAATAGTTTTGAATATTAAACAGTAACATTATGAAAGAATGGTTTACAGGCGTGGTAAGAGGTGCTTCAACCTTGCCTAATGGGAAGAGGAAAAAGGTAAGTGATACTTACCTGGTTGATGCCATGGGATTTACGGAAGCCGAGAATGTATTGGTTAAGTATTGTTTCCCGCTGTATGGAGAAGCTAAGGTTATGACCTTGAAACAGGAAGTAATTGAAGAAGTATCCGGTTTCGACAAGGAACAGTGGTGGAAGGTCGTCATCGGCATATCGGATATCACCCCGGGAGGTAAGGTGAAGATTCACAGATATAACCACATAGTGTCTGCCGATAACGTGTCTCAGGCTAAGGAAATCATCACAGAGCGGATGAAAGGGACTATAGGCGATTGGAAGATACTGAAGATAGAGGTTACCCGGTTCAAAGATATAATTATCCATTCCGACGGTAAATCCAAGGATGAATTGCGATAAGTTTTAGTTTAGGTTTAGCCGTCTAACCTGTGAGGGCGAAGCGGCACAAGGGCGGTTAGCTCAGGGGTAGAGCGATGGCAGTTATCGAAGAGTTGTGTGTTTTTAATCTCTTTTCATGGTATTGGTAGTTAAGTTTTTTTCTTCGGCAAAGCTATAGGTCGCGAGTTCAAGTCTCGTACCGCCCACGCATTCAAACTGGATGCTATATAGGTTACTCATTTTATCCCGGTGTGGCTTGATCGCCTATCCGGGGACCATTAAAACGAACAGTTATGAAATTAAGAGAAATACCCATTCCTACCGGATGCACACGAGTATCCGTGGAGCAGGAGAATGACAAGATAGTTATCTTGTTTGAAAACAATAACAAGGAGTTTGTATTGGATTTGACCGGGGAAACCGAGTCCTCTCCTGAAATCGGAGACCTTGCAATATTCTGGAATGCCGGTAAGGAATACCTGGCTGTCATTGCGCTGCTTGCAAACAAGGAATGGGTGCCGGAAGCTGAAAAGTATCCTTATAAGGCAAGTAATGAAGAGTGGTATAGTCACGCAATCAGATTCCGTAATCTCTCTCAATTTGTAAAAATAATCAAACATAGATTTAGAAATGCTCAAAAAAACAAATAATGCATCTCTCAAGAGGACCGCAGACACCGAATTTTCCCGATATATCAGGCTTCGCGATATGATACCGGGGACAACCGTATTCCGTTGCATCTCATGCGGGTTGATTAAGCCGATAAATCAAGCTGACTGTGGTCATTACATCAATCGTCAGCACATGAGTACAAGGTACAATGAGATGAATTGCAACGCTCAATGCAGAAGCTGTAACCGGTTTGACGAGGGTAATATACAGGGATACCGAAGAGGGTTGATTCAGAAGTATGGCGAACAGAAGGTATTGTTGCTCGAATCGATGAAGAATGATTATGTGAAGTATTCCGAAGCAGAATACCGGATATTGATTGCCGCTTATCGGTCAAGATATAAGAAAATATTAAAAAAAAGAAACTTGAGCTTATCATGTTTGACAAAATGATATTCAAAGCAAAGATAGACACAGCCGATATAGATACTATCGTCCTTAAAAACTACCTGGAACAGTGTACCGAAGGCGATGAGATCTATTACAAGTCTACGGCTTATGCGAATTTCGATGGTTGTTTCATCGAGATTCGGGGTGATACATTAAAATGTAAGTGCTCTATCCACAAGTTATACAGCAGGGGGAAATCGGGCAAGCTGGACAACAGCCGCCCGATGACCTTCAGCCATGCCGGATGGACGATCAATGAGTTGCTCTTAAGGCTATGCGCGAAGATAGAGAATGTAATAGTGACATACTATGAGATAGGGGTGACAATGAAGATGTCCATGCCGGCAGATGCATACATCAGACAGGTGGAGGAAGCCGCCGGTCGGGTGTTGTGGAACGATGCCAATTACCCGGAATTCCGGCAAAAAACTACGGAGAAGAGCAAGTATTACCGTAAGGTGCTCAAGATCTACGACAAGAGTTTTGAAGCCGGGGAAAAGGGACGGAATGTGGGTGCCAATATCTTACGTATCGAGACTGTGTATAAACACCAGTCAATACCGTTGGCGGAACTCCTTGATAATGCATCCCTGAACAAAATCGGGCGGATATTTTACAAGGATTGGTCGGAGATGCAGTTCATCAGGGAATTGCAGCCGGCAAAGGGTGTAAAGCTGTCCCAATTGGATAAAGCCAGGGAAATTCAGAGGATTGGCGTCACTCGATATAAGGAAAGATATAAGGCGTTGTTCCAGGCAGGGAGGTTGACGAAGAAGCAATGGGAAACCATCCGCGTGTTTGCCAACAACTGGCACAAAGAAAAGGATAAGTATATCGAAGAGATAGGTCCGCTTGAAGCAGAATTCAAGGAAAAATTGCTTGCGGGATTTCAATCAGGGTCGATTACACCAATTAAGAAAAGAAGATAACTAATTGATAATCAATATTTTACATGATTTACAAAAAGCACCATAAGGTGCGGATATAAAATATTGGAAATCAATTGATTACGAATGAAAAGATATAAATTTAACAATTTACGGCAACTTGTCCTATACTGCCCGAAGGGTAGTCGGGACGACTTAAGAAGGCAGTAAAAAAATAAGGAGGATAAAAAATGAATTGCGAAATAAAAGGAAGAATTACGGCAGACCTGGGAAAGAGAACAGGTGTGAAGGATGGTAAGGATTGGGAATGCCATGAGTATATCGTCACAGAGATGTTTCAATACGGGAAGAATATGAAGTTTTCAATATTCAGCTCTGATGGACCGATTAGCACTCCCCTGTCGATTGGTGATGATGTGACGGTGAAGTTTAACGTTGTTGCAAGAGAACACCAGGGTAAATGGTATAATGACGTAAGAGCATGGAGTGTACAGGTAACAGGTCATCAGCAGTGACGATCTATTGGCAAACCAGGGACAGGGAAGCGATTAAGGCGATAGTTGACAGGTTTAATCTTCCGTGTTACATGTCGGTCAATCGGGAGACAAGATGCAGGATTAGTGATGATGATATGCCTCTCTTAATGGAATGTGAGAAAAAAGGATTAATCAAACTCAGAAACAAACAGGAATCATGAAAAGAGAATTAACACCTGAGAATATTCAGGAACTGAAAGAGAATCAAATATTCGTTTTTGGAAGCAATATGAACGGCAATCACGCCGGAGGTGCAGCTAGATTGGCAGTTGAGAAGTTTGGCGCAATTATGGGGCAGGCAGAAGGAATACAAGGTCAGTCCTATGCCATTCCTACGCTGGACAAGGATATGCAGAAAGTTACCGAAGAAGAGCTGGTCGTATTTTTAGGGAACTTCGGGAATTACGCTAACGAGCATCCGGAAAAGGAATTCCTCCTAACTGCCATTGGCACCGGGATAGCCGGATTTGATGCCAGCTACATGGCGTACATGGTACTTAGGGCAAACCTGCCGGATAACGTTACCCTGCCAAAAGAATTTGTCAAAATAAAGGGCTACAAAGGTTTTAACCCCGATTTGACATGTAGGGATTTCCAATACGAAGAAGGTAAGGACTATGAAGAAACAGGCGATATAATGGCTTGCGGTAACGGATTCCACTTCTGCCTCCATCCGTTGGACGTGTTCGGTTACTATCCACCTGCCATAGTTGGTATGAATAAGTTTCACGAGGTTGAGGGGACTGGCGATATGGACGTAGATACGGATGATACGAAAATTGCTTGCTCAAAAATCCACATAGGAGCGGAACTAAGTATTAAGAGTATTGTAGACGCAGCCGTTAAGTTTACATTTGAAAATTGCAAGTGGGAGAAGGGTAAGACAGCCACCGGCAACTATGGTGCAGCATCAGCCGTAGGCTACCAAGGTGCAGCATCAGCTACCGGCAACCAAGGTGCAGCATCAGCCACCGGCAACCATGGTGCAGCATCAGCCACCGGCAAGAAGGGAGGACGAGCG